GCATCGTTTGTTGCATTCTGAGCAAATGTTGCATTAATCCATTCACCTGTGCATACAAAAAATCGCATAATTGCTGGTGGGCAAGAAGAGACTCGAACTCTTAAACCTTACGGTACTAGTTCCTAAGTCTAGCCAATGACCTAGAAGCCGCACTTTCTCTATACATACCCTTTCTACATTGCAACATTTTTTTCTCAATGCAACATACACTGCAACAAATTTTGAAAAACAAATCGTATCTACCGATTTATTCTTCCCAGAATTATTGCTTTTTCTGGTGGGCAAGGAGAGACTTGAACTCTCAAGGATTGCTCCGTCCGCTCCTAAGGCGGGTGCGTTTGCCAATTTCGCCACTTGCCCACAAACGAAAGCGAAATTAACAGATAACATTTTTTGTTCAACCCTTGTAGTCATTATTATTTAGTCCTTATTCCTACTGTTGTGTCCTATCATGGTATTTTGATTATGAAGATAATTGTCAAATTCATCATCTGACAACTCAGCAATTTTAATTGCTCTTTCATAACCCTTTGCAGTAGGTTGAATGTAATACCTTTGTGCAGTCTCTACACAAGAATGTCCTGCCATTTTAGAAAGGACTTTTGGTATTACTCCTCGTTCTCCCAGTCTAGTGCAGAATGTTCTTCTCGTTATGTAAGGCGTAAAATCTTCAATCTTACATATCTCCTTATATTTCTTAAACAATGCTTCAGTTCTATGTTTAGAAATTTCAAACATTCTTTGAGACTGCCTTGTAAGAGCAACATCTTTATATCTTTTAGCAATTTCAAATGCTCTCTTACTTAAAGGTAAATTAATTGATGGTTCTTTTGTTTTTTCTCTCCAAAAACAAATAGTACCTTTTTTCCAATTAATATCCTTTATGGTAAAAGTACGAAATTCAGTCTCGTACCTCATGCCTGTATCTATCAACCAATAAAAAGCATCAGCATACTCATTATCTCCAAGTTCTTTAGCTTTGGCATAGACTTCGTGTTCTTCATCTATAGTTAAAGTATGCTTATCTTTTACTTTACCAATCGGAAGATTTTTCCACCCATAATTAGAAATTTCTTGTGGGTCAGGATTAAGAACTTTATCTTTGTTCATTTTGCCATACTTAATAGCATGGGCAATACAACATCTGATAACTCCTAATCTTCTATTGATAGTATTGGTTGTTACAGTACCCAAGTTATTCATTTTACGTTCCTTTACTCTTTTCTTTAAAAAAGAAATAAAGTTGTCGTAGTTTTCATGGGTTTGTATTTCGTGCATGTCAATACTTTTAGGAAAGAACGCAAAGATGTCATTAGCTAAAATAGTAACACCTCTTTCTTGTGCTTTACCTTTCCATTGTTTTTCAAAAGTAGCGTCATACACTTCTTTTAGAGTAGCTACTGCACCCTGACGTTTAACTTTAGGTGTTTCAATGCCATGAGTAGCAATATGCTTTAAAGCTAAAACTTTTTCTTTCTTAGCTTCATCTAATGCTTCCAGAAATGCTTTTTCATACTGAAATGAATTATACTTTTCTGGTAAGTCTAATCTAACAGTTTTACAATCAGGAATTATTTTCATAACTCCTGCATCTGTAACCTGCTTTCTTGTCTGTATGATTAGAGATACAGACTTCTTACCTTTACGAACTCTAATACCTTTAGGTAATAAAGAATGTAAATGTATCTTCTCTATTTGTGCCATAGTTTTTACTCCTTATGATGCTCTCATTCCTATGTTCACTATACTTCGGAACTCCTTAACATTAGGTTGGTATACATTTGTTGAACCAATTAAATGTTTTTGGAACTCCTTTCCTTTTATAGATAACTTCATGCTTGTTAATCTTGCATCAAATGGATTGTCAGAATATCTAACAAGTTCAAGTTTGTTAGCAAGATACGAAAGTATTCTACTCAAAGAACTTTGGTTTATTGGTATTCCAAATATACTTCTGTAATTTTCAGAAATTTTATCAGTCTGCATATTATCTTCGTGCATACACAACAAAACTTTGAAAATACAAATATGTTGAAATGGTACTCCATTACCATGTAGTTTTTTTCTAGAAGATTTTTCTACTTCCTTAATTCTATCTAGAAACAGTCTATCGAACTGTAGGTTATGAAGAACTTTTTCTATTGATGTATTTTGAACCATCTTCTTTATCCTTTCTGTGTTGTTTACTAAATTTCAACACAGTGGCATTATGGTTCTGTTGTATAGTCATTCTTAACAATGCCCTCGCAATTTCCCAACGAGGACTATCATCAAACAATAAGACATCTTTTTCTTTTTGAGTTTTATCAAAACTATATTTAATTTTGATATGTCCTATTTTGACTGCACATGTTCTTTCAAGCTCGTTATTCGCTACAATAACTTTTTTGAAAAAAGGTAGCTTACTTATTGCAATATCTCCAAGTTCTCCTTTTGGATATGCGTCTCTAAGATTTTCTACAAAGTAATTAAAATCACTTTTGTTCCCTAGACGACATCTCAGGAAATACCAAAGTTTGCAGTATGTTTCAGCAAGTACCATAAGCATCTGTGTCATATTTAATTTAGCGTACATTTCTTATACCTGTTTTCCTCTCTATGCACAAGTGTTTTATATTAGTATCAACTACAGGTTTTATGGTGTTTTTTGAAAAAATAGATAATTTATTGACACTTTGGGTATGAGAAGCAGAGACCTGCGTTCCCATACTGTTAAGTGTATTCTTAAAAGAATTGTGCATCAGTTAATCCAAAAAATCTTCTGGTGTTTGATACACGACAACTTCAGCTTTCTGAAAAGGTGCTTCGGCAAAAGAACTAAATTTATCTTTAGTGTCTTTAAGTTTTTTAGCAACCTTACCAACTGCCTTAGTTGTTTGCAGTGTTGTTCCATCAAGATGGTCTAACACCTTAGTTACTATTTGCATTGTTGTTTTCCTTACTCGTTTCAGCTTCTTGAATTTGTCTAACTCTTTCTCTTGAGATGTTAAACATTGTACCCAATTCCTGTAAGGTTTTGGGATTATCAGAAAAAACCCTATGATTATAAATTGCTTTATTTCTTCTTACAATTTCGTCATCTGTTAAAGGTCTTCCATCAGTATGTACAAAGTTATTGTCCACACTCGGTTTGTCTAAAGCTATGCAGTCAAGCTGTTTTCCTGCACACTTCATAGCAACAGCATCAACAATTACTTTGTCGTCTTCATGACAAAATACAATTGCTAATTTATTGACAGGAATATTTTTTAAATTTCCCTTGTCTATTTGATACTGTATGTAGTCTCTGTACTGTTCATAGAATTTAGCACAGTGTTCGATTGTCTTCGTTATGCTCAGTGGTGCTGAACATATCGTCTTACTTTGCTTTTTTAAAAGCTCCATTGTCTCAATAGATAATGAAGCATTACTGTACTTAGAAGTATCAGTCATTATTACCTTACCCAAATCCTTTACTTGGTTAATTTTTTACTGGGTATGTTTATGCAGACAGAAAGGATTTGGAAATTATACCTACACAAACTTTTACCCAGTACAGTATGAACACAAGCCAAGTTTATGTAGCGTAAGAAAGAAAGGATATGGTGCGTACATAAACTTTTATTAATTATAAAACTTGTGTTCATAATTATGTTATAGCACGTCCAAACAAATATTTCCCTGTTTCGGATAAAATGAGAATTGCAGTGGTACTTAAAATTTCCAATGGCACTTGAAAAAGTTTTCACATGAAAATGTCAGATTTTTTTTCGTATTAGAGTTGTTATTTTAGTTTTACTTTTTTAATAGCTTTATTAATCTCTTTTATTTCGTCTACGGACTTAACAGAAGTATTTAACAGCTTATCGTAATACTTTTTGTGTAAGTCTTGAAACTCTTTGAATTTTAATGTGAAGTCTGTGTATGACATTTTTTTAACTTTATATTCTTGAACCCATTTGTCATAGTAATCAGACTTATATAAATTTCCGAGAGTATATTTTGCTTTATTAGCATCATGGTGTTGCTTATATTTTTCATTGTAATAATTGACTAGATTAATTACACCTAATGAACCCCTAAAATGCTCTTTAATTACCTTGTGTTTTACCCACCTAGTATTATTAGCTGTCATACCTTCGCATATATAAAGAAACGCTTCTTCAGCATTTACATTCATTTGCTCACATACTGTTCTAAGATTAATAAACCCTGATATATTCAGTCCTTTTGGGTTCTTTTTATATGCCTTTGCCACCAATACAGGATTGTCTATATCTGCATTAGTCATGAACCTATTTAAACCAACACCAGTAGTAGGTTCTCTTTTTGCTCCGACAGGTTTTCTTGCAGGTATTGGAGTATTTAACAAACTAGCAATTCCTGTTCGGTTTTTTCTATTTTCAAAGTACAGGTCAGACAAAAAACTATTCATAAGTAGTGGTCGTGTACTAATACTAGGACTTAACTTCTTCTGAACTTTTTCTAATTGTTTCTGAGTATCTACTAATGGTTTTGAAACCTTTCTTATCTTATTCATAGACTTTTCTAATTCCCACATGGGTTTCCAAACAGACTGAACTTCAGGTGATGTAATATTTCTTAATGCTCTAAGTCCTGCATCAACAGAACCCCAAGTTCTTTTTAAAATCTCTTTATGATGTGGTGCAATATCCCAGTCAATTTTATCTCCACCTAATAATGAACCTGATAATATTTCTTCAACAACATCTACTCGTTCAGCTTCGCCTTTTGGTGTTTTAATAACAAAGGTAGTCTTTTTCTTTTCTTTAACTTTTCTAACTACTGTCTCTTTAGTATCAACAACTTTGCCATCTCTGATTTTAATTCGTTTTGTTATATGTTTTACTTTTGTCATGTGTGATAGTTTTTTTCTTTTTTAACTTAGCCATACCATTAATGTTATACCCATTATAATTAAAGCTACAACCAGTAGCCAACCTTTGGAAGTTAAGTGCCTAAAGAAGTTAGTCATTATATTGCTCTTTCGTTATAAAGTTTTTGAGCAGTTTGTTTTGTATATTCAGTTAAACTCTTATTACTTAAACCTTTGTCTTTACCTTGCTTGTATGCTTTTTCTAAAAATCGTTTATGTTCAATGTTATGACGATTTAAAGTGAACTTTATTTTTTTAATCATCTTTGTTGCCTTTCATTATTTAAAGTAATCACGCTGTAACCAAAGACCTAAGTATCTTTGTAGTTCTTGTTTAGTGTAATTATCTTTCTTCCCAATCTTTACAAGAAAGTCATCAAAGGATTTCCCACTGATTTTTAATTGGTCGATAAGTTCTCTGCATTTTGTTTTAGATATAATAGTCATTGCGTATGAATAACATTATTTAAATTAAAATTCCAGGTGAACATCTAAAACAGATAATGAGAGAGGTGATTGCGAACAAACAATTGTGATAGTTTTTTAAAAAAAAGTATAAAGAATTTATTCCTTATTAAAAAAAAGCATGCCTAAGTTTAGAAGACTGATGCGTTCTCCTGGAAATAATAGTTTATTTAATATTTCTCCGCAACATGTGTTGCGTTTTCTAGAGAGAGGGGGTGTACCCCTATTATTTTTGGGAGAGTGGCACGGGGGTAAAAAAATTTTGTGTATATCACCTGTACCTCTCAAATTTTTATGCCAAATCTTTCGGCTTACCCCAAACTTCTTTCATTCTGTCCATCATGGAGTAATCCACTGCATGATTTAAAAATTCTTCTGTGTGTTTAAGTATAAAGTCTCGACCCGCCTGTTTATCAGCAAGTGGGTCTATAGGTTTTGGTGATGCTTCTAAATCGACATCTAAACCTGCTAGTTCCTTTAAAATATCTTTTGGGAATGTCTCCGCTTTTGGCTTAAATTTTTTAAAAAGAGATTTGAGATATATGACTTTGTGTTCCATATTTTTATCTAACAAAAGGTAAATCGAAAGGTTTCAACAAGAGCTTATTACATAAGTTGATGTTGTTGATGTCTTTCTTAGCTTTTATATCTATAGTCTAACCTTAGGAGTACTCTATAAGTGGCACTTAATTAAAAATCACCAAAATCAGAGACCTATACGTTAAACCTATCGAATACTAGTGGTGTGCCAAGTCTCCCTGACACACCTACTCCCACGAAAAGCAATTGCGTAATGGGAACAGGTTATAGCTTAATCCAAGAGTTTTCTGTCTTTCTTCCAAAATGCAAATCTAATTCTGCATTAAACAAATCTTCTTTTCTTTGTTTGAAAGATATGTCTTGGTCTTTAGCTAGTTGCTTTTGCCAATACTGACAAGCAATTTGTAAAGCGTCAATTCGGTCATCATGCCTTAGAGTGTTTGCTCCTTTTTGTAATCTACTGATTTGGTAAAAGAGTTGATACTGTAAAGCGATTTCTGGTGAATATAAATTATTCGTTAATTCATAATCATCTTGAATAACTTTTTTATCAAAAATAATTCTGTGTTGAGATATAAGTGGTTCTAATGTGTCTAATATTCGTCTGTGTTTATTGGTTGTTTGCCTAATTAATTCAGTCGTACACTTATACTCTTTATTTAAATAAGGTTTTAAAAGAACTTCAAACATGCCTTGTCCGAAGTTATCTTCTATTAAAATTTTATTTACTTTATTCTTTTTGGCTATAAGAACTAATTTATTTAAAACATGTTCTGTATAACCTGCACTGAAACCACCACTGTCAGTAATATAAATATTTCCACCTAAAAATTTACTACAGCAATAACTTGTCTCATCAGAACCTTTCCCTGACGGGTCGATAGACATTACTGACCCAGTATAAGGAAGCCATTCTCCCTGAATTTGCATAGGTCTGTAATAACCATCTCCTTGAAGTCCTACATTGGGAAGGTCTTCATATTTTAATTCTGGTGAACTCGCCCAGACTACCTTTTCGGGTGCAGCGTCTGCATTCAGGTTCATGATTGACAAATCTGAAAGTTTCAATGGATACCTGTCTAAATCATCTAAACTTGTTGAAAGCATATATTGCATTTCAAAACCTAAACGACCATAAGACGCTTCTCTTTCAAGAAGGTCTTTTTCATCAAACCTTTCGGGGTCTGTGGGTTTTCCGATTAAGTCATGCGTCCAAGTATTGCTTATAATAGGAGCAAGGTTAGACGCATAACTTTTCAACTGAATTTCAGTTGGGTATCGGGCAGTCCAAAATCTGATTTTGTAACCTCTTTCTTGTAGTTTGTTATAGATACTTTGTTCAGTTTGTGGAGTGCCTAAAAATATTATTCTTGAATTATCTGGTTTGATGACAGCTTCAAATTCCTTAATTTGTTCGGACAATTTTTCACGCATCAACTGCGTTTGAGTATTTCCCGAAGTTTCTGCGTCATCAATTAGACAAATATCTGCCCTCGAACCAGTTATTTGCGAATTTATGCCCAAACTCTTAACACTGGGTTGGTGACTTGCTAATGCTGTCGCAACATCAAAACTAATCTTTGATTGTCTTTGTGTATCTTTTGGATACAGATGTTGTAAAACCGGGAGTTCGTATAAAAGTCTCAAACAAAATTGTGAGAAATCATCAGCACGATTTTTTGAAGCTGATACTACTAAAATATTTAATTGTGGATTTAAAAGTAATCGCCATAAGGCGTAGCAACTACAAATCCAACTTTTGCCACAACCACGATATGCAGAAATAATTGTTCTACTTGAACCTGTCGCTAAATAGTGAGCAAGGTCATATTGGATAGGAGTGGGTTCAGGTAATCTTAAATGTTTCCATACCAAATACAGAAAATTTCTAAAGTCTCGTAATTTTTCATCAAACATTAATTAGGTAATTTTTCTTTTGCTTCAGGTATTCTAAAAGGTAGTTCATCAGCTAATAGCTTTAATGGACTTCCTTCTGTAGGTACGCAATCAATTCCGTTATCACGCAAAAATTGTCTAGCTACATTTAAATCACTAGCTTTAACATCAGGTTCTTTAATTCTGTCTAGCAACCTTTCAGCTAATCGTGTGTGAAGTTCTTTTAAAGTATCATCTTGCATTTTATTTAATATTAGTTCTTACGCTGTCTATAAAATTGTAAACACGACCAAATTGTTTATCTATATTCATTAATTCATTTTGCATCATTGAAACTATAGTTTGGATTTCAATTAAGGTAATTAAAACCCATGTGCTTAAACCCATTAGAATAGTCCCCAACAATCCAATTAAAAAAGTGTTAGTTTTCCTGGTCATCTTTTCTGTTGCCTTTGTTCCATCTTTTATGCCACGCCCAGACATGAAGTTTTGAACTTACTGTTTCTATGAGTTCTAATAAGAAATCTTTTATTCTTTTCATTAAAGACTAAAAAGAATTACAGCTACTATAAAAACTATCACAAGTTTTGTTTTAAAA